TGTTTGAGCCGGTCTATGACCAAGCGGGCAGGCTGACGGGATACCGAGATCAGTATGGCAGACTGACAGGGCGAGACACCCTTGAGGCTCAAGCTAATGGCGGCGGTGATGATGACGAGCAAGTTGTCCCAACCGTCACCAACCCGGCAACGGGTCGCGAGGAGTGTCCCGACGGGTACATCTTTGATGAAGACCTAAACGCCTGCCGCCTTGACACACGCGGCGGCACAACGACAGCGCCAGATGCCCCAGCAGCGCCCGGAACACCCGGCGCGCAGTATGCGAGGATGGGGCTGCTGGACGTGGCTCCAGAGGGCTTGATGGGCTTCCAAGAGCGCTACGGCACAGGCTTCGGCACACCGTCAGACTTTGGTGCGGCGAACCTTGCTTTCCGTCAGCAAGGTGCTATATCTCCAGAATATTATACAAACGCGCCGAAACTGACAGGGTACACATTGCTGGGATGAACGAGGGCAAGACACGGCAGCGACAGGCTCGCGCCGAAAAAGCCGCAGCGTTGCTGCGAAACGAACTTTTTGTTGAGGCGTTTGAGTTCCTCGACGAGCAGTTTGTCGACGCTTGGAAGACATCCGGCATCGACGATGAAGAGGCACGCGAGAAGCTATTCCAACTGATGCAGGCACTTAACGCAGTCAAGGGGTACTTCCAGAGCGTTGTCGAGGATGGTAAGCTGGCACAGGCACAGCTTGACGAATTTAAGCGGTACAGCCGCGTAAACTAGGAGTTTTTTTATGTCCGACAATCCGCAAGGAACCGGCCCCATTTCTTTTAATGATGCAATTTCTCTTCTAAACACACCCGCACAGGACACCGTGACAGAAGAGCAGGTCGAGGCACAAGAGCCTCAACAGCCTGAGACCGAGGCGTATGAGCCGGAGGCGGAGAACGCAGACGCGACCGTCGAAGAGGATTACGAGGAGGACGATGAGGGCGAAGACGCCTACGAGGCGGATGGCGATGACGAGTACGAAGAGGAGCCTGTCCAGACCTACACCGTGAAGGTGGACGGTCAGGAACTAGAGGTAGACCTTGACGAACTTCGGAGTGGTTACTCGCGGCAGCAGGCGTACACTAAGCGTTCGATGGAGTTAGCCGAGCAGCGCAAAGCCTTTGAGGCGGAGCAAGCTGAGACGAAACAACTTCGAGACGCTTACGCGCAGCAACTTGATCAAGTGGCTGCCCAAATCCATCAGGCAACCCATCAGGAACCTGACTGGAGAGCATTGGCCGAGACGATGACCGAACGTGATTTGTTTCTGGCGAAGACCGATTGGGACCAGCAGAAGGAATACCAGAAGCAGGTCGAGGTCGAACGTCAGCGTATCGCGGCGGAGCAATCTCGCGAGCAAGAGCAGAGCCTGCGCCAGCACTTAGAAGTGCAGCGTGGCGAAATGCTTAACCGCATCCCTGCGTGGCAGGATGAGGACACTCGCGACGCAGAGCGCAAGGAAGTGATTTCTTACGCTCAGAAGCGGATCGGGTTTAGTGAAGAGGAGATTGCAAACGCATCTGATGCGCGCGCGATTGAACTTCTCTACAAGGCGTGGCGTTGGGACCAGCTTCAAGACAAAGCCCCCGCCGCCAAGAAACGCACCCGCAAAGCACCGAAGATGGCCAAGGCAGGGCGACCAAAGACCAAGCGCGAAGTTGCTACCCGTTCTCAGCGTGATGCCCGAAAGCGCTTTGAAAGCGCCGGAACGGTGGACGCTGCTGTTGAGTATCTAATGGGCCGAAAGTAGCCCGCAAAGAAAGGAAAAGGTTATGACAACCTTCGCAACCGCCGCAGCAATCGGCGAACGTGAACAGCTTGCCGATGTAATTTATCGGATCGATCCCGCAGAAACGCCAATATTTTCAAACGTTAAGAAGGAAACTTCCAACGGTATCTTCACCGAGTGGCAGGTTCAGGAATTGGCATCAGCCAGCACCTCGAACTATCACTCGGAAGGAAGCGACACAGCGACTGCGGCGGCCACGCCGACCAGCCGTGTTGGAAATTATCACCAGATCAGCAAAAAGGTTTTCGCTACGAGTGGGACCCTCGATGCTGTAGACACTGCCGGTCGCGAGCGCGAACACAACTACCAGAAGGTGCTTAACTCTTTCTCCGAAGGCACCCCTGTTCTAAATCAGATTGCTGTCTGACTGGTTCAGGAAAAAAATTGGGTGAATTGCTGGGAAGCCCGGAGGCGGGTAATCAGCAGCCAAGCGCCAGATGGAAGCGAAAGCTGAGGGCTGGTGAAGGTTCAACGACTAGGCGGTGACGAAAGAATAATCTGCCCACGAGCGCCCAACACGAAAGTGAAGATATAGTCTGAACTACGGTATAACCTGACTACAAGCCGTAGAAGTCGATCATAAACAGGTCGGCGGTAACAAATTGTAAGGCCCTTGAGTTGCGTCGCGACATCGAAAAGATGATTGGCGACACAGACGTTGCTCGCTCTTCTTCTGAGCCACGCAAGTCGGCGTCTCTGTCTTGCTGGATCACCAACGGCTCTGTTGGTGCTGGCGACGGCGCTTTCGCTACTGGCGACGGCACTGACGCAGTAACCGGCGGTACTGACCGCGCACTGACGCTTGCCCTCATTGAGGACGCGCAGCAGGACGCTTGGACCGACGGTGGCAACCCACGCATGATGATCATGTCGGCCACTAACAAGGCGAACTTCTCGGACCTGTCCGCGACTGGTAACCTTGTCAGCAACGACGTGAACATGACTGCTGCCAAAGAGACTACATATGTCGGCAGCACTAGCGTGTTCCTTGGTGACTTCGGCACAGTGGAAGCCACGCCGTCTCGTCAACTTGGGAATGACCGTATCTTCCTGATCGACCCGGACTTCGTGTCACTCTGCACGCTTAACGGTCGTAACTTCCTTGAGGAAGATTTGGCCAAGACTGGCGACGCAACCGACACGCACATCCTGTGCGAGTGGGCGCTCAAGCCAACTGCGCCCAAAGCGCATAGCATGATCCTTGATCTGAACGGCTCCTAATCTAGCGAGAGGGCGGCTTTGGCCGCCCTCTCCTCTATGAGGACAGAATGAAAAGATATCTATACACCGACCCGCGCACCCGCAAGGAAGTCACCTTGCAGCAGAACAGCGACGGGTCTTCTGTTATTGAGCAGCGGCAGGAATTTGGCGGCCTGCTAAAACTTAACAAGCAGATGTCGGGTGACTACCAGCCCGGATCAATGATCGGCAACACGCAGCGTCACATGCAGCATGTGGCGGAAATCCCAAACGTAGTGTACAATCACTTGCTGGAGAAGTTTGGCCCGATGCGCGAAAATCCAAAGGCGTGGAAGGCTTGGCTGAACGACAGTGAAAACCGGGCATTCAGAACGGGCGGCGGACATTTATAATGGCGATTTCGACCTACACCGAATTGAAGACGGCAATAGCCAACTTCCTCGCGCGTGACGATCTGACCAGCGTCATCCCCGACTTTATCCAACTTGCAGAGGCGACGATGTCTCGCGAACTGGAGACACGCTCACAGGAGAAGCGCGCCACGGCAACGCTGACCAGCGGCGATGAATACATTGCGCTGCCGACAGACTTGCGCGAGGTGCGCGAGGTCAAGCTGAACACGACACCGCTGACGGTCCTGACCTATTACAGCCCGGTCGCGCTCGACAGCAACTTCTCATCCGGCGGCGTCGGCAAGCCGAAGGGCTTCAGCATTATCGGCGACGAGATGAAGATGCGCCCTGTGCCGGACGACAGCTACACCGCCGAGATTATCTATATCGGGTCTATCACGGCGCTGTCTGACAGCAACGCCACAAATAATATCTTGACCCGCTCGCCGGATGCCTACCTATACGGATCACTCGCAGAGGCGTATGCTTACCTGCTTGATGAACAGCGTGCGTCGCAGTATCTGCAACGCTTCAACCTCGCCCTTGAGCAGATCAAGGTCGATGAGCAGCGCGCGCATTACGGCACGGGTTCGCTGCAAATCAGCAGCATTTACGCCCGTCAAAACGCAGCAGTGGAGAGTTAAACAATGTCTGCAATGAGTGATTACTTAGAGAACAAAATCCTAGACCACGTTCTCGGAACAACTGCATACACCCACCCATCGACGGTCTACATAGGGCTTTCGACTGGGTCGTTTGCTGACGACAACAGCGGCACCGAACTGAGCGGCAGCAACTACAGCCGTGTGGCGGCTGCGTTTGATGCGGCTTCTGGCGGCACGACTGACAACACCTCGGCGATTGAGTTCGCTGCGGCGACAGGGTCGTGGGGT